CCAAACGGCTTGCATCCACCTTACAGGAGATTTTCAATGCAGGAGAAAACCCCGATGACGCACTTGGTCTCGCAGAAGAACGCGGATGGCAGACAGTCAAGGCAGATTGGTATTTCCAATCTCAGCGGCCCACTGAGCGAGGAAATGCTAGACAAGGGTCTGGCATGGCTGCGGCGTTTGCCAGCGTTGCAGCCGACATCGTTGCCAGAGAAAGAAGACGTGCTGAGAATCCAGAAGACCTTAATGACGCCAACGGATGGGGTGTGGATGGTTGCTAGAGTTGCCGCCCTTCTCAGCCCTTACTATGAAAAAGACATCCCACAGGCCGTGCGAAAGATGGAGGCCGAAGATTGGGAGCAGGCTCTAAGCGGCTTTCCTCAATGGGCAATTGAACGCGCCGTGCGCTGGTGGAAGTCAGATGCCAACACAGACCGCCGGAAACGCCCGCTAGAGGGTGACATCGTGGCTCGGTGTAGGGTTGAGATGGACGGCGTTGCATCGGCGTCTAAGGTGCTGGAGATGAAGCAGCGCGGCGCAGAGCATAAGCCAGAACCGCGTGAACGCCTGACAGCAGACCGGGCTGCGGAAATCATGCGGGATGTTGGGTTTGGCGTGAAGCGGATGGAATGAAAATAATTGCGCTAAGTGCAATAAAGATGTTTACAGCGTTTGTGGATGTTGTAAGGTGTCTACAAGAACACCGCAACAGAGATGGGAAAAAGAGATGACCATGCAAACAAAAATCATCGGCGCTGAGTTTGAAGCAAATTGCGATTGCTGTGGTCGCGCACTTAAGGTTGGCATTCAGCTTTCGGGGCTTGGCGTTTATGGGGCAGACTGCATTCGTGCCGCGATGCCAAGCGACCGCAAGCGTTACAGCCAAGGGCGTCCTGATGCAGCCTCGCTTCGCACTTTCGCAAAGATTGCAGCGCGTGACAATGCTGAACAAATTGCACGGATGGGTTATACGCAAGCGATGATCTTGAACATCGACGTTGATAAGCTTGCAGCCTGACACAAAGGTGACCAGCCCTGCGGGGCTGGCGCCATCAACCACAAGGGAATGACAAAATGCTAACCATGACAATCGCTGGCAACGTAGGCAAGGACGCCCAACTGCGAACCACGCAGGGCGGTGACCCTGTGCTGGGTTTCTCAATCGCCATTGACAACGGCAAAGACAAGAACGGCCAGAAGCGCGACAGCACTTGGGTGCAATGCAGCATCTGGGGAAAGCGGGCTGACAGCCTAAGCAGCCACATCGTCAAAGGCACGAAGCTGGTGGTGTCTGGTCGCCCCGGTGTTGATGTTTACGAGGGCAAGGGCCGTCTGACGCTTTCGGTGCAAGACCTGACGTTTATGGGCGGCACGAAAGAACGCAGCGAACAGGAGCCGCAGATCAACAGCCGTTCTGATCTAGATGATGAGATCCCATTTTGAGCGAGCGCATGGAATACAACATTGTTAAAGACCAGCGCGGTGTCCTGCACACCATGCTGGACTCAATGAAGCGCGGCGACGAGGTGGTATATCACATCGGTGAATACGCTGGCGGCAAGCACAAGGCCGATGCGTTGGAACTCTACAACCAAGGCAAGTGCATTCTTTACCAGCGCAAGTTGGGCGATGGTAAGTTTGCCTACATCGCCCGCAAACCTTTGAAACCGTGAGGGTTTGGCAAGTGGGTGATCCAGTGAGGATGGGCGAGGTCTACTTGCCGAGCAGAGACAGCAAGGAAGCCTACAGCGCAGCCTGCAACGAGGAACTGCTAGACAGCGCTGCGCGATATGCAATGGAACTAAGGACAGTTGAGGCAAGACGGGACTTCATTGCGACTTGGCCGGAGAGTCGGCGCAATGCACTCAAAGCAAAAATCAAAACCCTGTGGGAGACGGAGAAACAGAAATGAAATATCGCAAAAAGCCAGTTGTAATCGACGCCATTCAGTATGGCCCCTATACCGCCCCAACCTTAGAACTGACTGAATTTCTACAAGGAACGAGCGCTTCGTGGGGGCCTGAAGGTATCACCATCCCAACACTCGAAGGCAACCATTTGGCGCGGGTCGGTGACTGGATAATCAAGGGTGTCGCTGGGGAGGTTTACCCCTGCAAGCCAGAGATTTTTGAGCAGACTTATGAACTGGAGGGGAAAGAATGAGTGACGATCTGAAACCATGCCCGTTTTGTGGGGTAGTTCCACTACCAGTCAATACGATTGGAAGTTATGTTTTTTGCGGTGAATGCGGGGCAGATGGCCCTGTACATCTAACCGAAGCCATCGCAGCATGGAACACCCGTGCAGACGTCAAACGCATCGAACAGTTGGAGCGTGAGAACGCTGAAATGGCCGCAGCTATCTCTGAGGCTGAAAATGAGGGCCTTTGTTCTGGGGGAAATCTTTGGCGTTTCTGGGCAAAAGCAACCCGTGAGATGTCAGTAAAGAACCAAGAAAACCGAGCCAAACTCGCCAAAGCTGTGGAGGCGCTGCGGTTTCTTATTGAGGCTACCACTGTGCCAGAAGCCAACATCTGCATCACGCGCGCATTGACTGATGCCCAAGCCGTGCTGGCTGAACTGGAGGGAAAAGAATGAAAAGCCTCAGAGGACAAGCGCGCATTGACCACATCGCCGAGCAGCGCAAACGGGCAGAGGGGTATGTGCAACAGCTTGCCACAAAGCTGGCAATGCAACTGTCATACTACGAGGTTTTTGATCTTATGATTAATGCCATTGAGGATCGCGCACTATGCAGCGTCGAAGAAATTAGGATCAGGGCTGCGCACATCACGGCAAGCTGCAATGCTGTCACTGAAATTGAGATGGTGAAACACATTCGTGCAGTGCGTGAACTGGAGGGGAAAGAATGAGTGACGATGTAATCAAGTATATAATAGGACAACTTCGTGGGGCCTGTTGGGAGGAAGAAGCTGCTGCTGTAGAGGCATTGGTAGACCGCGCAGAAGAGTTGAAAAGCGAAGTAAAGCAATGGCATTCGGAGGGAATGTTTTGGATTGAAAAGTGGGGAGCGGCAGAAGCCAAACTCGCCAAGGCGGTGGAGGCGCTGCGGGAGATTTCCGCAGAAGCATCCGTGACTGTACACACATGGAAAAACGGCATCAACTTCAAGAAGATGTATGAGGGATGGCGCAAGATTGCCGTGCAGAAGATCGACGTTGCCCGCGCTGCGCTGGCTGAACTGGAGGGGAAGTGATGATAATCGAAATTCGCGGCATCACATACCCAAGCGTGCGCAATGCTTCAGAAGCTCTTGGGATAGCAATGGACGCAATCTATAGCGCCTTAAAGCGTGGCAGCATGGACGCCGTGGGACTAGGAAACACGCAGCGCCAGCCAATTGATCTTGATGGGCTTAACTTCCCATCGCTTGGAGCAGCAAGCAAAGCGCTTGGTTTCAATCGATCCTTCGTGCGCTATGCTATCACAACCAACTCTGCGGCTGCAAAAGCGCGTTTGGAGCAAGCCATCAACCGTTACAAGCAAAACAAAGAAATGTGTGGATGAACATGCGCACGAGAACAATCGCCGTTGTGGATCGCAACTCTGTGGTATCAGGCCCATCAATCCCGCAGTTTGTAACACTACCAGCCGCGCCGTGGGAAACGGCTGATGGTGATAAAGACTTCACCGGGGCAGGGCAGAAGGTCGTGATCTACGGCAAGACATTTGCAAACGTAAAGCAGGCAGCACGCGAACTGCACGTTGATCTAACATATCTAAGGCGGGCAATCATGTTCGACCGCATGGACCAGTATCTGCAATATCAGTTAAGCCGCGAGAAATCAGGGGCGCGTCTATACAATATCTTTACAGAACTGCATGAGAAATCACTGGAGCGTAAGACCTGCCCGCCCTGCAACCATAACTGCAACGAAGGGCGTGATTGCCCGGAAAGAAACAAATGAACCGCGAACAGATCCTACAGACCGCAACCCAATACATCACAAAGGACCGAGCAGCCACGCATGGGAATGCAGAAGACACGTTTGCCAACATCGGCGACCTATGGGGTTGGTGGATGGAAGGGCGAGAAATCCCCACCTTCAATGACTTTGACGTTGCCATCATGATGACGCTGTTTAAGATCGCCCGCATCAAAGGCAACCCAGATCACATTGACAGCTATATCGATGCAGCCGGGTATCTGGCAATCGCAGGAGAAATCCAATGCATGGAACGCTAGACCGCCAGAAGGATGAGCAAATCCTCATGGCGCTGCACCTCGTCGAGAATGTAGGACTAACCCACAAGGACGCAGCACATCTGGTTGGCATGACCAAGAACGCCTGCATCGGCGCCATCGCACGGGTGCGGAACGAAAAGACAGGCGTTCACAGCATCATCAGGAATCCAGAGAACAAAGACCGCAGCCAAAAGCCGCTGTGGTGGTTTGATCCAACGTCTGAATTTGGGTTATCAGTGCTTGATAAGGTTGCCAGATTGAAACAACCACCAAACTGATGTAAGATGCCGCAGCGACCGACACCGCTATGTGTCGAGATGAGGATGTCATGGCTGCTGGTAGACCAACTGATTACACACCCGAGATCATCAAGGCTGCTTGGGATTATGCTAAAGACGGATGGATCGCAGCAGGTGACAAGGTGCCATCAGTTGCGGGTCTGGCTTGCGAAATTGGCATAAGCAGAGAGACTTGCCACGCTTGGTCAAGGGAAGATGGTAACGAATTTTCTGACATCCTCAAGCTAATCTCTAGAAAACAAGAGCGCGAGTTGTTGAATAATGGCCTGTCTGGTGACTTCAACTACTCGATCACCAAGATGATGCTTTCCAAGCACGGCTACTCTGACGCGACGAAACAGGAACTGTCTGGGCCATCAGGCGGCGCAATACCAATCGAGATCAAGCGAACCATCATTGATCCATCAGAGGCGTGACATGGGCATTTTCGATTTTCTAACTCCAAAGGCTGACGGCTTGGGTTACAATCCAATGAGTCTGCCTGCCGGGGCTGATCCAGAAAATGATCCCGTTGTCGGCTATGATGAGTTAGGCCAGAAAATCCGCAGGTCGCGGTTCGACGGCACGCAATACTTGTTTGAGATGACGCCGCCCAAAACGCAATCTGTGGTCAAGGGCGCGTATCGTGAGGCAACAGCCAACCCGCTGGGCTTTACTGGTGACTTGCTCAGTAATGCCGTGCAAAGCGCTTGGGACGCCATCTCAGTGCCTCGCAGGGCGATGGAAGGCCAGCCGCTGACCTATGGCGACATTGCTGGGATGACGGGCATGATGACGCTTGGCGCTGGCGCTGGGACCGCACCCGCTGGCGCATTGCGTATGGGCGCAGCGCGTGAAGGCCGTCCTCCGCTGACTTTTGCTGATGTGGAACGTGTGATGAGGGCACCATTCGACATGGGACGTGGCATGGGGGACAACGGTGGTCCACCGCTAAGAGACGTTGTGCGTCCAAGAAGCTATGAGCGCGTTGGCTTAGATATTGCAGAGAATTTGAGAGGCGTTCCATCTGCCGCAGAAATCTCTGGGCGTGGGCCGACAGCGCCCGGCGCTGGCATGA